TTACTGAAACGTTGTCCCAGTTGCCTCCAGTGACTTGGCCTGTGTAAGTATGAGCGATTGTATGTGTTGCAGTTAAACCTGTTTCAACGTCTGTATCTTCAATAATTAAAACATCTACCTCCATGACCCAATTTTTTTCAATTGCTTCAATTGCCCACTTGCGAGTTATGTTGTTATTTGGAAAAACAAGTGTTGCCTCTAGGCCATCGCCCGTACGATTAACAGTAACGCCAGAAAAGCCAAACGGAGCAAACTCATATTTTCTCCCAGAATGAGTTATCTGCTTGCCGACAAAGAAATTCTGGAAGCGATACAAGATTGAACCGTCTGGTCTCATTCGGACGGCATGACCAAAGGCAAACTGTGTCATAGGCCCAATCTCTTACGAGTGCTTCCGCTCATCTGTAATCGCTTCAGTGTATTCTGCTCACCGCGTTTTGCGCCTTGTGCTGCTGCACTTTGCATTCCAGACTGGAACTGATCTGCCGTCACGTAATCAACGCTGTTAATGCGCTCCACGGTGTACCGAACATCGATTGGAGCGGCAACTGCAGTACCGCCACCGCCGCTTTCCGTTCCACCATCGCCACTGGCTGGGATGACGCTATTGCCGCGTGAGCCGCGCGAATAACGCGACATGCTTTCACGCATCTTGCTCTCAGGGATGACGTACTCAGGCTCACCACCTTCACCGATCAATGCGTTGGTCGGCTTGTTGACATAGCCGCCTTCGGCAAACCCAAAGTTTGGGCCAGCAACACCAAGGCCAGTTTTTGGGTCAAAATAACTTTGACCGCCCATGCCACCGCCCCCAGGCATTGAAACGCCCAGCGCCTTCATGATTGTGCCGTACAAAATCATCGCTAACTGCTGAGCAATAATTTTTTTCGCCATTTCCAAGAAGTCAGAGGCAATAGATTTCAACATGTCTGCTAATGCTTCTTGCCCAGTCTTGGCACCAGTGACAACATCACCAAAAGCGTTGGCAAACGCACTGCCCATTGATGTAGCAGCAAATGCAACTTGGTTTTGTGTCTCTAAAAGCTTTTCAAGCTGCTGCTGCATCTGAAAGCCAGGGTCGGCCTCAAGCCGACGCTTTGCAGCTTCTTCTTGCCGCTTGGTCTCTTCTGCTGCTTTTTTATTTGCTTCGTCCGTGAGCTTTTGCTGTTCTTCGCGTCTATCTAAAATGTCCTGTTCAAACCCAGCCGCCGCCTTAAGCAGCTTTATTTCTTCTTCACGCGGAAGCAAGCTGGCTTCTGCGATTCTTTGCTTTTCAATTTGAAAATTAAGAACAATTCTTTCAGACTCGGTTAACGCGTCTCCTTGGCCAAGCAAGCGTTTGTTCAAGTCAAATAACTCTTGAGACATGTCAACGCGCTCTCTTGCTGCCCCGCCTGCGCCGCCGCCACCAGAATCTTTGGTCGGCAAAGTAATAGGCGAAGTTCCCGTAACGTTTGACGCAATATCAGCGGCACTGGCTGGGAGTTGCCCAGGCATAGCGCCACGAGCAATGGCTAAACGCCTTGATAACTCACGTTTTAAAACTTCCGCCCGAAACTCCTTCGCCTCATCGGACCGCCCAAATAAGCCTGGCTTGCCAAATTTGTTATTTGTTTGCAAAGTTGCTGCTGCATTAGCCGCCTGTGTCGCTGCTGCAAGCTTCCCGCCAGAAGCAATATTCTCAACAATATTGCCAACAACTTTTGCGACACCAGCAAGCAATCCCCCAATAAAACGGATGGCAGGCTCAAGCTGTCTAATGACGGTGCCTAATTCTGATATTGCATCAGTAATCGCAGGTATTGCACTTTCAGTAGCTGCAACCTGAGCATCTTCGACTGCATTTTGGAACTCTTTAATTTTCGCGGCAGGACCATTTAATGCTTGAGCAAGGCTTTCAGCACCATCAGATTCAATACGTTTAAGCGCCTTGATAACAATGTCACTTGTTAGCAACCCTTGGGCTGCATATTCCTTCAGTTTGCCCGCTGCAATTCCTGTCTCATCAGAAATAGCTTGTAGGACTAATGGAGCTTGTTCTGCAATGCTGCGGAACTCATCACCACGCAATGCACCAGAACCTAAAGCTTGCGATAACTGCGTAAAAGCAGCCGAGGCTTCTGCTGCTGTTGCTCCACCAAGAACTGCTGCGGTTCTAAAACCACCAAAAGTTGAAGTTATGTCTTCTAAGGAAACCCCAAGCGGGCGCAAACGTGCAAAAGCATTTGCAAGTGATTGATTTGCTTCTGTTTGGCTGAGTTTAAATTTCTTTGCTGCCTGCGCTGCAGCATTTTGAAGGCCAGCTACTTCGCCAAAACGTTTCCCTAGCAATTGAATCCTGCGTTCTGATTCAAGCCTTGCTATCCCAGTTTGAACGCTTTTAAAAGCAACAAAACCAACAACAGCTTTGCCGACAGTGCCGCGCAAACCGCTCATGCGCTTGCCAAGACGAGCAGCATTGCTTTCAAGATCCCGAAAACTCCTTATGCCATTTCGACCCATTCGTTGAAATGCGGCCTCAACGTTCCGCGCACTTTTTTGATTTTTCTTTAACGCCTGATCAACTTTTTCACTGTGCTGCTCAACCTTTCGTAGCGGATTAACAGCCTTGGCGGCTTCGACGATCAGTTCAACGCTTGCTCTTGCCACGACTGATCCAGCACTGGTCTTATCCTACCGCCGTCTTGTTTTTGCGCGATCCATTGCCTGCTGTTCCCGTTCACCCTTCAGTTCGTAGTACGCAGCAAAATGCACAAGCTCCGCATCGGTTAGTTCCGTGCGAAGCCTGCTAAGCGTCATTCCTAATTCGCAGGCCAGAAAAAACTCAAAATTGAGCCAGTTGTCCTGCTTTAGTCGTTTTTTGCTTCTTCAAGGTCAGCCTCTTCACCAAGACCAAACAAGAACAGCTCAAGCTCGTTTAATACAGACTCAGGCAACTGACGCTGCAGCTTAGGAGCATCAGCAGAGGAAAACGCCTTTGAGCCGTCCTCAAGCTCTGCCATTTGACACAGCATCTGCGTGCTGATGTCTAAAGCTTCTTCTGTGCCAGACAGGCTTTGCGCTTTCTTGCGGTCAGCGCGTGTGATCGGTTTGAAAAACAGATCTACAACTTTCTTGCCTTCAGCGTTTTTTAGTTCAAACTTGCGGCGCTGGTTGAGATCAAACGCCCCAACCAGCAGATCGACGGTGCGATTTTGAGCCATTAAATAAAAGCTTGCGTTTAAATTATAGACCTAAATCATTCCAGGTTCATAGTGATCGCGCCGCTGGTGACGAAGCTGCAAGAAACAACGACAAGTTCACCAACAGTAGAGGTGATCTCCATGTCGGTAATGATGCCGGCAAAACTTACTGAATCAGTACCAGAAGTGGTCCCAGTAGTGAACAATTCAAATGTTGCAGCGGCTGTGTCAGCAGTCGTGACCACATCCTCAAGAAAAGCCGCTTGGCCTGTTGCGTCTGGGTCATAAACCAGTTCAACAGTGCCAGAGCCAGAAATCATGCTGCCAACAAAGCTGCGAAAGGTATCGCCCTGCTTTGAGGTGTCGAGCGTTTCTTTCGTAGTGGTTAAGCTCCAACTACGAGTGCCGACGATTGTTGCATTGGATGAGCCTGCAGCGTCGAACTGGACTGCTCCTTGTTCGCCTCGAAGTGTCGCCATGGTCAGAGTTCCTCGATGGATTCAAAGGTCACACGGACCTGGGTTTGGAAGTAGCCCTCGGGTGATGGCGATGCCAACGCCTCTGGACCTGTTGCAGCGTCGAAGAAAACCCCCGACACGATGACCCTATTGTAAAGGTCTCGAATCCTTTTGCCGATGATGAAATTGGCTCCGGGACCAACACCTTTGGCAGAAAAGATATTGATAGTGACAATCCCAATAATTCTGTTTTGAGAATTGGTTGTCAATCCTTGGCTTAGATATTCGCTCGCACCAAAGCTGACAAGGCATTGAACAAACGACGAATTAGGCGTTGGCTCATACGCCATGTTGTGAAACACAACTGGAATGGGAGGATCGCCAGCTAGCTCTGTCGCAAGCCTGCCTTCAATGGTGGCTCGAATAGCGTTGAGATCAGCAGCAGCCATTAGTTACGCCTCCTAAAAGCACGGATAAATTGTGGAACTTCTTTGGTAGCAATTTCTTTCCCAATTAGATCAGGGAAGCCAGGGACCGTGCCTTGCCGTGTCCGGTATTTACCGCCCCAACCTGGCGGTAAATTATTGCCATATAGGACAGGCTCCGCGTACTCCATATTGTTTGTAATTTCTGCCTGAAACTTACCAATCCTTGTTTGCCAAGCCCCACGAAGCGTTCCTCCCGTCCCATGCTCTAGCAGTGCTTTTTTAAGAGGGACTGTTTTGCCCCCTACGGCAAAAAACATTGGCATAGAGTCAAGCTCGCTCTGGGAATAGTTGCTGAGCGAAAAAACAGGAGTTTGTTCTTTAACTTGCTTTGTCCAACTCAATGCCGTCAGTTTGACAACATGCTCGATTTCTTCTTCCATCAGATCAGCAATCTGATCAATTCTGATCTGACGTGCCATCGTTATGCCCTCAGGATTAGTTCGTAAGTGATCGCCGTGTTGTCTTGCTCCGTAGTTTCAACGCGAATGATCTGATGCACAACCGTGCTGATCACAACACGATCTTTGGTCTCAGGAGCTGACGGCAAATCTTTTGCAGCAACCGTTAAGCGTTTATCACCTTGCTGAACAAGCTCATTCACCTCGCGGACGTTTACATCTTCCAAGACACCTTTGACGTCGGTGTCGCTGGTTGTCTCGGCAATTGCGCCGGTTGTGGCGTTATAACTGCCAGCAGAAACGTAACGAACTGTCACATCACCGCCGAACTTGGCGATGACGGTACCGGCCACTTTCTCAAGGGATTGAGCAAGTCCCATCAGACGTTATAAACAACGACATGACCAGAGGTCAAAGTAATTGAGGTAAAAAGTACGCCTTCAATGCAAGCTCCGGCGTTAATGTCGATCGCAGACGGGGCACCTGATCCGTTCTCAGTAATGCCCTCAGAAGTCATCGCAGCAATGACTGAGTCTTTCAAGGCTTCAACCTTGTAAAACCTGCCAGTGTGCGCGGCTGTATCAGTGATGATAATTGCCTTTGACGGCGAATAACCCATGCCCATGATCAGCTCCGTTTAATAGCGATGTTGCCCGGTCCGCTAATTCTAAGCCCTGTCAAGTAACGCTCGACCATTGGCGGGATTCGATCTGCACCAACGGCACCAGACTTGTCAGGCGTTACGTCAAGGCTGCCGATCTTGACGTTCTTAAAGTCTTCAAGGCCGCCAAGGCTGATTCCATCCGTATTGCTGTGCAAGTAAACGGCAAGTTCAATTTGCGCCCGTTTAACTTGATCAGGAATTTCGGTGTCGGTGAAGTAATCGTCGGATATACGGAACGGAAACCCGGTCGCGTAAGTGTTGACGTAAGTGTCGGGCTTTCGCACGCCAGTACGCGGCCATTGCAATGCCTGTGTGTCGGTGGCGCGTGCACCTAAAAATCTTTCGCGGTCAAGCCGCTGTGCTGCAGCCGTCAAGGCACGGTTGCGGCTATCAATGTTGCCTGAGCCCCACTTGTTCGCATCAGTGCTAAGCACCATCGCTTCAACAAAGGCGTCAGCCTCAGCCAGCGTTATATAGCTGTTCGCGCTTGCGTCGCCCGCTGTTGCGTTGATTGTTACTGCCATCGGGCTTCACGTTAGAAGTCTTTGATTTTGGCTTTTCAGGAGCGGAGGCCACCGCTTGCGCAGCAGCCTCACGTTCCTTCATTCGCCTGAAAGCGAATAAACCCATCAGGAGCTTGCGCCCTTCAGAGCCACGAAGGACAAGACAATTGCCTCGCCCAATGAACCTGCGGACAGGTTTGCAACGGTGATCGCGAACGAGCCAGCAGCAATTGTGTTGGCTTGAACGAGATAAGCGCCAGCAGTTCCAGCGGAGCTGTGGTTAACCACAACAACGTCAGTAGCTGCAATTTTGCTGTTAGTCACAGCAAACGAAACCTCAGCACCTGCTGCCAGGGCTGCGTCGTGAAGGGTGATTTGACCTGAAGCTGCGTTCAGAGTCACACCTGTCGCTTTGCTGGTGTCCTGGGTAACAGTGCCGCCAGTTGTCGGGCCGATGAAATTGCCCGATGTTGCCTCAAAAATGGATGTCATGGTTAATTACTCCCTCAATCAAGGTTAGAAGTGGAAGTAATCCGCACGATCCCAATGTTGTTGGTCTCGTAAACCTTCGTCCAGTTTCCAACGGTCTCAAGTTGAGCGCGAGTTGGATTTGAAACAGCAGAGGAGAACTTCGAGCCCACCGGGTGGTAGACGTAGTGAAGATCGATCGACATTGCATCACTCTTGGCGAGGATGTCGCGATCGGTTTCAGTCTGCAAGCCAAGCTGTTCGCCAGAAGCAATAGCGCCTTGGGTAAACAGATAGGAAACGTACTCTTTGTTCGGGGAAGCCCCTGCACTTTGTACGTCCGCAGAAACGATCACGCGCAGTCCCATGAAAGTAGGAACTTGTGGCTGACCGAATGCGTTGGCAGTCGAACCCTGAGTTGCCCCAGTGTCAGCAGCGCCAGTGTCGCCATAGATGAAGTCGATTACACGGCGCTCCATCAAGTCGTAGTACACATTGGGGTGTACGCAGATCGCGGCGAGCTTTTCGCCTTGATCGCCAAGCAATGCTTTTGCTTGAACGATTTGACGTGGCCCAAGCACGGTTGGAGTGTCACCAGATGCGCCATCAACGGCTAGGCCGAGGAAAGCACCGCCAGCAGTGTCACCAACTGCACCAAACACACCACCGAGGCAGGACAGAAGATCTTTCTGACGCTGGTTGGCAATGTAATCAGCAATCTTGGAGCCAATGGCGGCCATCGGGTCAGAACCGGCAGCCAAAGCAGCTAGGTCACGTGACTCGAAAGCACGACCACGGTGCAAGACAGCAGCAACCTGCTTGTCTGCAGTGATCTTGCCTGGGGTCAGTGAAGAGCTATCAGTCAGAACTTCAAAGTCACCAGCAAGGTTGGCTTTGTAAAAAGGAACTTGAATAAAGTCCCCACCACCCTCTGCAGCATTTAGCTCAGCCATTGGCTGCACCACACCGCTTGCCAGGAAGGCATCACGCAGAGTGGTTTGCTCAATGACGTAAGGCGTAAATACCTCAGGGATGATGATGTCGCTCCTAAGAGTCGCCATCTGTCAAAAAAGAGAATGTTTACAGTGTGGGCACAGCCCTTAGGCGCAGCACAGCTTTGCCATTAGGTCACATACTAACGGTTAGCTGCGTTTTTCAACCTTTCATACATGTCACGATCAGTTTTAAATAACCGTGATTGTTCTGTCAGGTTGAACGTTTCTTTGCTGAATGGATTTTTGACACCAGCAACAGAATCACTTGTTGCACGCCCTGATGGTGCGCCGCTGCCTTGAGGCTTAGGTTGCTTTTGCATCCAAGCTGGCAAAGTCTTGGCCCATTCGCTCACAGGAGTTCGCTGATAGCCATCAACAACAACGACGGTGCCATCAGGTTCGCGCTCGATTTGTTCACTCGTCAGCTTGGTTTTTAAAATCAAGTCCGGGTCGTGGACAACATCCGCCAAAGCACTGACAGCTGGCGTGATTAATTCCAACTCCCGAACACGCGCTTCAAGTTCAGAAATGCGCTTGTCCTTTTCCGCCGTCGCCTCACGGAACTGTTGCTCCAAAGCTTGTCGGGCTTCTCCGTATTTGCCTTGCTTTTCCAGATCTGCCTGTTCCGCCTTAGCTTTGAAATCCAGTAACTCCTGAACATCGACGCCATCTGGAACAGCCTTCGCTTTAGCAACTGCTTTTTTGTACTCATCCAACAATTCGACGTTTTTACGCCTCATTGTTTCGAGTTCTGTTTTCAATTCGCTGGTGTCAACAGATTGCTCCACAGGAGCAGTTTGTTCTTCGGACATGAATTAGCCACAGGCTAAATTGCTCTAACAATTTACTACCAAAGAAATTTGTTTGCCCAGTAAGCGCCAGAAATTGGGCCGCGTTTGATGTTTTGAGAGTGACGTTTCTTCCAGTTGCTGCGTTTCTCTGCGTCGGCTTTGCTCTCGCCGTCACGTTTGGGAAAACGATCAGCGCCCTGTAGTCCAAATCGAATTAGCTTTTGTTTGCCACCCACACTGGCCACAACCGCAGCCGCATATTTGGGGTGCTTTGGGGTCATGATCGGTTTGTTAAGGCCCGCGAAACGGTGACCTCCTTTCTTAATGGCCTCAGCCATAGCTATTTCTTTTTGGCCTTTTTAGCAGGACTCAGCTCTGAACGCCTTTTCAAGACAGTGTTACTAGTCACGTCTGACATGATCCGCACAATTGGATCACCAGGTGTGCCAACCCTAGTGACTGTGCCGCCGCTCGGCCCTTTTACGGAAACACGATTGGCCTTGGCAACGCTTTGAACCACACCTGTGGTTCTAGTGCCGCCGTAAGACCAAGCGACGCGAGAGCCTTTCTTCACTTTTTCTTGCCTACTTTTTTCTTCTTTTTAGAAGCAGTCGTCTGGGGCTTTTTAGGTCCGGAATAACGAGGCATCAGGATTCCTCCTTAGCTTCTGTTTTCTTGGCGACAGCTTTTTTGGCTGCAGGCTTGGCCTTTTTCTCTTCGCCCGGAAGCGTGAGTTGAAATCTGCTATGAAGCTTTCCCACTGGGGTAACGGCGCTTGAGCTGATCCAAGGTTAACTCTGAACCGTCTTCACTGACAAATTTGCGTATTGCCTTTGTCGGCCCATACTTTCGCGCCAAGCGGTTGAAGTATGGAACCTTCTCAGGGCCAAGAACATCAGCCTTTACAGCTTTGCTTTGATTGCTCAGCCATTGCCCATAGGTCTGATTAGCAGGCACCAATCCGTCTGAACTTCTGCGTTTGCCAGGCTTTGGCGGTGTTATCCCTAGCCCTTCGTAATCAATGACAGGAACAGTCGTTGACCTGCAGTTGAAATGTTGCGGCGGTGTTGGACCCTTGCCGTAGTCAAACTCTTGACCATCTAGCGCCTGGCAGATCGCTGATGTCCTGCTGTCTAGCGTCGCGACATACCGGTAACGCTTGGTCACATCCTGATTCGCCTCATATACCTGCTGGCTTGATGCGTTTGCAACCTGATTGATGCTGGTACGCACCATCGCCATCACTTGATGATTCGCTACGGCTGTCACTTCACCGCCAGCCTGCGCCATCTGCCGCAAACTCCCTGGCTGACCAAACCGCAAACGACCCTTTAAACGACGCGCCAGCTTGTCGGTCGATTCACCTGTCAACAATCCATTCCGCACTGTTTTTGCAAAAAGATCGGCCTGTGACTCAGCCAAGCCACGGAATGACTTCTCCAGCACCTTGCCATTTGGCAGCGTGATGGTTGTTCCTTGCGCTGCTGTCAGTTGAAACGTCGCAGGCGCCCCAGCCACAGCGGCTTGCAGGTCATCACTAAGCGAAACAACGTTTAACGCTGTTGGGTCAACAGTGGCGACAGATTGCGCGAACTGTGGGCTGATCTGCACGCTACGAATCTGATTCCGTAATTCAATTGGCAGCGCCTTGCGTAATTGCTCTTCTACAAACTCAGATTGTAAAAGTGTCAACCCCTGCAACTCCTCAACCGCCAAAATTGTGCTCGATCCGGCCCATCCATTTAGCGATTCTTTTAGTTGCGCGAGAATGGCCCTAAGCCGTGCAGCCTTGCTAGGCGCAGACAGCTCATCAATCCCACGAAGCTGATCAACAGCATCCAAAATAAGATCGTTGTATGTGCGAGCGATACGTTTGGCGACACCGTTGCTAAATCGATTGAGATCGATGGCATTGCGATACAACTCTGCAGGTGTGCTCATTTTTCATAGATGCCAAGGGCTTGAGGCTCTTCAATGCAAACGACGGAAGCATCAGCGCCAAGCTTTAAAGCGTTATCAAGAATTGACGTAAATTCCGCCACGACATCTTTGTCATAAGTCGCAATACTGCTTTCGGTTACGGCGCAAACTTTGCCGTCCAAATACCAAGTCAGACGGATCACTGCAAAGTATTGATTAGCAAGCCTGTCATGCGAATAAAAGAAGTCCCGGTTCGATGGTTGTTCTGCTTTTGGCCTACGCAAATCATCAAGCCACCCCATCGGCTGCCTCCGGTTCACCTTCAGGCATTGTGACCTCTTGCTGCGGAACTGGCTGCGGTGCCTCTAGCAATCCGCCAGCCTGCGTTGCCTCAAGCTCGGCCTCAACATCAAAATCATCGCCAAGCACTTCGCCCGCCTCAAGCTGCAACAGCAACGTTTCTTGTGTCACCGTGCCAGCGGTGTAAAGCTGCAACAACGCTTGGATCTCTTGTGGCTCAAGCCTTGCGCCCATAAAGTCACGATTAACAAGGCTGCTACCAGCCTGTGACTCCTGCAGATAATCAGCATGAAACCGCAGGGAATTGTCGATCAAATCTTGCATCTGCTGCGCCACCACCATCATCGTCGCATCGCCTTGACTGCGATCAATCCTCTTAGCCTCAGCCGTCTCGCCCACAAGCTTTGCCCCCATCACAGCAGCCAACCCCAACTCATTAATCTGTGCCTCAATTCGTTCAAGTCTGCGGAACTGAGCGTCGTAGCTGTTGCCAGCCGGTTCGATATAACTCGCAGAAGCACCTTCAGGCAGTGCTAAAGCTTCACCTGGCCCTGCGCTGATTTCTTCTGCTGCTGCAGGGAAACCAAACAACGCAAGCATCGGCACTGCGCTGATGTGCAATTGATTCCCAAGATCAGACTGCACTTGATAGTGCTGCAGGTTCAGCTCAGCAATATCAGCCAACGGTGGGAACGATTCTAAAACGCCAATGCGGTTGGAATAGGCAACGCTGAACGGGATTTCGCTCAAACTTGTTGTGCCTTCATCAACAACACGGAAGTCGCCTTTTTGATCTTTTTGAAAGATCTCAAATGCGCCAGGAGTCAAGACGCGCACTTGCTCGACTTGCTTTTCCCCGTACAAACCATCTGGGATAAGCACCTTTTCAAATAATCGAAGCTGCGTCAGCTTTTGTTGCCCATCGGCTATTTCAGTGCGCCAACCAAGAATGTCTCTTGGCGTGTATGTGATCCAGTAAGGGCGGCCATTATCACCAGACTTAGGCGCATCAAC